TGCCGTATGATGTAGGTGCTATTTTACTTTCAAAGTATATACCTCTCTCCTGAGCCTCTAAAACCATAGGCTTACCATGCGGTTGCGCGTAGTTATGCTGATTTAAAAAGAATATCTCATTTGATCCCATAGGACCACGCTCTGCGATTGTTTTAGTTGCTGCACCGGGCATGATAATATCATCATCATAATCCTCATTGCCAAAACTTGCAAAGTAGCCTGTAACTGTCATCCTTTCGGAGTCCATGTCCTTTATCTCGGCATTGTAGTTCTTAAATTCTAATAATCCTTTCATCTTTACAAATATATTAATTTTTTAAATATCAAAATTATTCAGCATCTATCTGTTTTAATTTTCTAATTGCCCATTCAACTCCTGCCGTTCCACCCCATGCATCCCACATCAAACCACCGCAACCCTCTGTATAAGGAACATCGGCATGTTGCTGATGTCTTTTAAATGATGCCATTCTAGCGATTGTATCTCTAGACAAAGGTTCTCTATTAGCTAACTGCCTTGCTCTAGCTTTGCCAACTGGTGTACCGCATTCGCCCCATCCGTTTTCTTCTGCCCATTTTAAAGCACGTTTAGCATTATTTACCGCAGCATCTGGATAATCAGTATATGTTTTAGCTTTTAAGTCTTTTAAGTATGGAGGAGTTCTAGGCTTTAGTATTGGCAAACCATCTGAGTCCAATGTTGCTTCTGTAGCCATAACGCAACGGCAATTTACAACCTCAGCAGCTGGTGCCGATGGATCACCCGGATACATCATTGGAGTGATTCCAACTATAAAAGGTTGATTTATTTCAATAGGCTCCTGAGTCATTAATAAATGTGTTCTCCTAGTCCGTTTATCCTTTGTGTTAATCCAAAACTTTTTAACCTCGTAATCAGAACTTTGCGCACCTAAATTAATGCCATGATTCGCAGCTTTAGTTGATTCAGTACGTGCAATTACTAATGACCTTGCTCTGTTAAATGCAGGATCGTTTAAAGTTTCCTCAAATAACTTTGCTTGTTCTCTACGTGATAAATTCAGTCCTAATATGTTGTTTAACAAATTATTTATTTTATCTTTTGTTGTTTGGTCTATTCCTTGTACAGTAGTACCTCCAACTAATCTAAAAAACTCAACCATCTCAATATACCATTGAGGATTGAAGAAATCTGTAATAAAATCTTTTCGTGTTTTTGGTACTGAATTACGTATCCAGTCATAAGAGAATGTCGCAGCTGATACGCCAACCTTTGTATAGATTTTTTCTAATCCATCATATAAAGGTTTTTGATTTACTAGGAACTGAATGTAAACCTGTAGGTCATCAAAGTTATCTTCATTCACAAAATCAGCAACTGCCGATGTCTGCTCATCTAATGCCTTCTTAATGATAGGATAAGCATAAGCCTCATACTCTTTATGTAGCTTTAAATAGGTTTTGTGGTATTTAACACTACTTGCCATTTATGGTTGCATTGTTATATGCCTGATCTAAAGACAACTCCTCAATAGGTACTAAGTTAGCAGGAACGTAAATGTTCTGCATTTCTGGAGTGCTAATCTTATCATAACCTTGAGCAATACGTTTCTCATCAGGAGTTATCCAATATGAGTTAGCTAACCAATCTGTTAGCTTTGCCATATCCTCCTGCATTTCAGGATAACTACTAAAGTCAAAATCAAAGTAGTATTTCTTTCCGTATGCTTTAGCGTATGGCTCACAAACAAACTTGTTTATAGCATCTCTAATCTTGCGAGATAATGGAGCGGTTGCGTTATAGATTAACTGCTTTGATGCCCAACCCATGTTATTATCTGTGGAGGCTGATTCGCTTCCTGAGAATTGTATAGGAACATGAAAAGCAGTAAATATCTTTCGAGTATCTATGTTAAGCGATTCTATTAATTGTAAGTCAGTAGATGGCATTCCTATCTGAGTCCATTTTAAAGGACCTGAACTCGGGAATATTCTGTCCATTAAAGTCTCGCCACGCTTTGCATCAACTATCTTTTCTTTTAACAGATTCATCTGATCTTTAGTCAGATTAGCACCATTGCCATCAGGTGAAACAAAACCAAATGCTCCTCCATTACGTATCTGCTTTAATAATTCGTTATCGCCCTCATTCTCTTTTAATACGTTTCTGTAAATAGCTTTGATAGGTGACTGTCCGTATAATTGCGCTCCTGTTAAAGTAAAGTCAGGATTAAATGATTTAAAGTGAACAACCTGATTAGCAGGTAAAGGCACTTCCTCAATATAAATAGATGTCAAAGAATATCCTTTGATAGGCTCAAACATACCACCTGAGATAATCTCAATCCATTGACTAGGTAAGCAGTATAGTTGTGACCATATTTGTTTCTCAGTCATCACATTATCCTTACCATTCCCAAAAATATAACCATCGCCTGTACATAGGTAAAACCCTGCAAGATCAGTCATCCATTCTTCATAAGTCTGTAAAGGATTTGGCTTTGCTAATAAATCAAGTATAGGATTGTTTTCTACCTGATTAAACATCTGCTCTTTAAGTTGTAATGTTCTCATCTTAGCAGATGCACCCTCAGCCATTGACATATTCTCATATATCTTTAAATCCTTTTTAGTTACGCCCTCTTTGACTTCATAAAGACAATAAGCACATTCCGCAACCTTTTTACTTATAATATCAATGCAAGTGTAAACATCAGCGTTCTTTTGGAATCCCTCTTCAACAAACTTAATCTTATCTGAAAAATCAACTATAACCTGATTATTGCCAATCCATCCAAATACGTTCTGATTGTAAAGGTTAGCAGTTATGCTTTGCTGCAATCCGGGCATCAAAGACTGTAATTGATTTTGGGCTGCCTTTTCAATATCAGCCTTAAAGAATTTTTGTAGTATGCCCATAATTACCATTCAAATGAATATTCCTGTACAAATTTAGATGCCAACTTATTTAATGCCACGTATCTCAAAGGATCTATGAGGTGATTAAAGGCATCAATCGGCTCATTTAACATTTTGCCTGTTTTATCTTTTTTCCAAATATATGAATAAAGTTCCTTTTTTAGATTATGGCTATTTGCCGTAACATTTATCTTATATCTTTTAAGAATGTCTATGCCTTGCTTAATCGAGTCTGGTCCTTTAATTGCTCCATGAATGTTAAAACCTTCAGCATAAATCTCTTGTATAGACTTTGGCTCTGCACTATCTGCTATTATTTCTTGCTCTGGACTTACCTTAAAATCTCTTAGCTTTTGGCAAATATCCATATTAGTTAGCCTAGTTTCATAGCACATCTCATTTACCCACAACTCGCCTTCAGACTTATAAACCTCTATAATCCCTGTCGGATCATTGGTAAATCCAAAGTCAATGCCGTAACTTATTAACTCAGCATCATCTGGTATTGCCTCACATATTGCCCAGTTCCTAAAGATAACGCCTTCAATCTTGCCTGTTAAACCTCTAGCATATACATTCCATAATTCCTGATCTAATTCTTTTATAGCTTCTATTCTTTGATGATCTTCCTCTGATAGGAATGGATTATGCCGATGGTCTGAGATGATTAATTTTGTATCTGGCTGACCAATCAGCTTAGTATGTGCCCAGAACTCATTAGTAGGATTGTAGTCAATGTATATTTTATTCTTTGTCCTGATTGCTAACTGCCAGTAAATCTGGTAGCTTATACCATTAGCCTCATTCACAAAAAGGTAGTCACGCTTACCATTCTTTGCTGACTGCTCATTCTCAAATGAAACAAACTCAATAAGTGAGCCGTTCTTAAAATAGATTATCCGTTCAGTCTTATTCCAAAACTTTAACTGTGATTGTAGGTATTTGTTATCTGCAAAGATATTCTCAGCATCTCTGTATGCACCTTTACGCAAGTTAGGTAAAGACTCACCGGCTACTGTTATAACTGACCTAGCCTCATTAACTGCATTATAAAATAGCAGTTGCATGATTGAATAGGTTTTACTTGACGCAGTACCTCCCTGATTTATTAGGACTTTTTCTTTAGCCTCATAATTCTCATAAAATACTGGACTGCAATTAAACATCTATTTCATTTTCACTATGTGACAAAGGAGGCGCAGTATTGTAAATGATAGGACCAGGTATTCTAAAGTTTAAATCCCCATCAACCGAAACCTCTTGCTTTGGTTTGCTCCAACGATATTCCATAAACATTTTAAGTGCTGACATATCTCCATCCTCTAACTTATCATTTAATAATTTTAACGCTAAATCATCCATTGGAGATAATCTTGCAATTAATGCTAACTCTTCAGATTTAGGTTTTCTACCTGCATTTTCTCTTGATCCGCCTCTTGTTTCCATTTTGAAATAATTTGATTATTCAAAAGCAAAGGTATTAAATTAATAGAATACTCTTTAATCCCATAATGTTCCTAACAATTCCTCTATTCCATTTTTTAACTGATCTGGTTGCTCTGTGTTCTTTTCTAATATCCTGAATGCATTACGTGACGCTCCTTTTAACTTCATTAGCTTATCGTTTAGTTTTCCAAACTCTGGTTTGCCCTTTACCTCCAGGCAAACAATTTCTAAATTCTCTATTAATAGTTGGCTGAGTATGTAACTCATTGCCATACTTTTCTCTGCAACTGTCATTTTAATTACTAATTATTCATTATTTTTTGGTTTCTATTTAACATAATGTAAGGATTTTAGCCTTTTTTTATCCATTTTTTGGTCCTAACCTTACTACTTTTAGCAAAAGGTAGTAGGGTTGATTTTGTAAAAAGTGCATTTAAAGCTATTTAAACGCAATAGGTAGTAAGGTAGTAACTAGAAAATGTAATTTTGTAAACCCTCTGTAAATATATATGTACACATATTATCACTTCATATATTATATAAAATATAGTTACTACCTTACTACCTTACTACTTTTATGGCTTTAAGTATATTTAAACGCAGATAGTAAGGTTGCTTAATAAAATCCTATACCTTACTACCTTACTACCTAAAAAACATCGTGATTATAGCCATTAGTATGCACCTGGTTAGTGTTTATTGTACTTACCTCCCAAACATAGACAGGGATGTTGTTTACCTTCTTCATTCGCCTATTAAAGCCAATAGACTTCATACGTAGACCTATCATGACTGGCGATAGCGTAATCTGTGATCTAACTTTAATGTAGCTTAAAATTTCAGTAGATGAGAAAAACTCAGATTCATTTACATTGGTAGGTATTTCAAAATACTTTAAAATCATGTCCTCTTCTTGAGATACTGCTTTAAATTCATCGGTACTAGCATTAAGTATCTGGATGTCATCCCCTGATAAATTATGATTGTAACCCGAGTTATAGAGATGATACATTTCCATAAACAAAGCCTTTTTATCTATTGAATTGTAAAGTTGATGATCTATACTGAGCACCTTGACTGGCAGTATTCGCCTATTACCTGTAGGATCGCTTAAAAGTCCTTCGATGTTAGTTGTACCGCAAAGCATAGCTAATCGGTTTAAATCAACGGAAACAACGCCATAAGGCTCACGGATTGAAAATGTCTGGCTAGATGTTAACCGATTAAGCATTTTGGCTTCGGCTTTAGATTTACCGCCCATTTCATCATCCATAATGATCAGCTTCTTTGTCATTAGGATGTCCGAATCTTTGCCTTGATCTAGCTTATCTTCAGCATAATAAGACTTTAACTCATCGGGCAGTAAACGCCTAAACCATTCGGTTTTACCTGTATTCTGACCTCCAACTAATACCAGGACCAAAGGTGAATGTTTACCATTGATTGACGCCATTAATGATGTGAGCCATTTCTTTATAAACAGATCATGATTTTCAGTATCTGTTGTAATTGTACTAATCAGTTTATCAATATTTCCTGTGCCTTTAATTTTAATATTTGTAAGCAAGAAAACATGAAAAGGATTATAGGTTTTAGTAAAATCTGAGAATATTACGCTTTTAACAAGTTCCTTATTTGCCTTATCTATAAAGGTTTTGCAGTTAATAAAGATTGAATTTAAATCAATATCTGTTATAGGTTTACCATCAATTTCAATATTTCGGCTTATATCATTCCGCTTCATATTGTAATTTTTTTGAATAAATAGCTTTAGCTGATTAATTATGTTTTTTTCATCTATTGCATCAACTTTAATATTTTCCTTTTTAGCCAGATTGTAAATAAAATCAATAGGTACTGTGGGATCCTTTTTAGTACGGATTAAATGACTATACTTCTGGTCTGTTTTATTCTGATTATAATCAGCATTTAATGAACTTAAAGCATGAAAATAAGACCTGCCATTTTCGCCAAACTTACCGGCTAAAGCAAATCCAATATTTATCCAGTCCCCATAATCAGAGGTTACATCTACTTTTTGATCTATAATATTTTGAATAACATTAGTAAATTCTGACTCAACAAATACGTAACTAGTAGCCTCTTTTTTATCTTTTGCATAGGCTTTTACTTGCACTTCTATTGCATCCTTATTAATGTATAAATCAGGATCATAAGAAACGAACCTTGCCCGGCTTACATCTTTGCATTTTTCGTCTACTTCTATAATGTTGTATTTTGTGTATAGATATTTGCTTAGGTAGTTAAAACTCTCTAAATGTAGTTTAGGATTAATTTTAGCTATGGCACAAAGACCAGAACCACCGCATGATACAAAGGTTGCATAGAAATTATTATCGCAACATATCTGCTCACGCACAAAATTTATGTCTTTTAATCCATCAATGTCAATAGCAATAAACCCAGAATGCTGAGTTAATAGGCTTGAATTACGTTCCTTAAATAGTCCAGAAATAGTGACATAAGGCAATGATTTTTTGCTCTCTTGTGTCTTTTCATTCCTATATTTTAAAACCTGATCTTGCCAAAAACCATCTTTGATCTTTTCTAAAAAGTCCGAAAATGTCAAACTCATACCTTTTTTGGTATGTGCTATATTGTTGAAATATGAAATGTTTGGATCTGTCATAATTTCTTTATATGAGCATCAATCGCAGTTTTTAACTTTGGACTTAAACCTGGCGCCTGAGACAACCAGATAAGATACTTTAATTCTTCGTCTGATTGAAGAGTTGAAAGTTCTCTGTCTTTGTATTTGCCGAAATATAAAGTAATTGGTTTGCCCTGTGGTAAATGTTTAATGTAGCTTCCGCATCCATTACAGTAGGCGCTTTTGTGAGGACCGGATTGTTGCTGATTATAGTCGCCAACAAGTCCGCATTTTTGACAAGAAATGTCCATAATTTAAGAAAATCTGGAAGCATTAGGGATGCCACTCAGATATATAATTAAAAATTTCCATGTGTATAAGTCCCTAATCAAATACAATGGGATTAAATTCTAATGCTAATATAACAAATAATTTTCAAATAAATCTATTGCCCCATCCATGCCCTCTGCAAATTCAACTTTCCATCCATTATCACGTAAAAATTCATGCATTTTGCCCTGCTCTTGTACGTGCTTTGAATTAGACAAGCTACCATCTTTAAGATAAAGACCAGAGTTTATTCGCTTCATTTCAATCATAAGTCCGCAAAATCGACCACGCTTTAAATAAATAGTAATATCTGGAAAACCTCTAAACGGATCTATAATTAATTTAATATTTTGCATCGCAGGTGTCAGTTTCCCGGCTGATTGAATGTCTGATCTAAAGCGCACTTCTGGGTATTGCATTTTTAACCACTTACAGAACGCCAGTTGCTCTTGCCATTCAGTACGTATTGTAGTTGGTTTTACTACTTTTGCAGTTTTACGGCTATGGTACATTTCCATAGGATCGTGCTTTTTAATAGAATTCATCAAAAAAATAATTTGGTATTAAATATCCTAATTCCATTATTTGCTCAACTGCTTCGCTATAATAGCTATGATCTTCTGTAAAGTTTGTTGGTACTTCCATATTTTCCCACATATTATACAATAAATCTTTAGCTTGTTTTTCTGTTAGCTTATTTTTCATTTGTTTTCATTTATTTACTTTGCCCATCGCTGCTCAATTTCTAATCTTTCTTCTGGTGTACCTTCTAACCAAAATAATTGATCTCTAGCTTTTAAATAGTTTTCGATAATGTCTGATTTATACTTTTTTGGTTTGACTTTGTATTCTTGAACTTTGCCCAATTCCTGAGCCGAGCCATGCCCATCCGTTTTAATATGTTTTTTAGCCATAATAATTTTTTAAAGCATTGCAAATATCTTGTATTTTATATTTAGCAAGTGACCTACCTCTAATATGATTTAAAATTATCTTGTGAAATAAATGATTAAACATCGCTTTTTAGAATTATAACTACTGGATCAATAGGCTTTTGATAAAACCAGTATTTAGTCATCCATCCGCAAACG